TATTTACGTCAAGGATTTAAAGTAACTTACTGGGCAAACGAAGAACCTGCACCGAAGATTAAGTTGCGTATAATACAAAGCTACTTTGGTCTGACAAGACAGGAGATGGTCGATCAAAAAGAATCTTTGACACAAAGGTATGCCCAAGAGATATCGCCACTACTCACTATCATGGACTCAGTAGGCACCTCTGTGGAAGAGGTGAACGAATACGCCAAGCTTAACAGCCCAGATGTGATGTTTCTTGATCAGCTAGATAAGTTCCGGATAGGTGGAGAATACAACCGTGGTGATGAACGCCTAAAGGAAACGTACGTTACTGCCCGTGAGATCGCCAAGCGCAACAAGCTCCTTCTATGGGCTGTTAGTCAGGCTGGCTATGAAGCGCATGACCGCCAGTTTATTGACTACTCTATGCTGGATAATTCTCGTACTGGAAAGGCGGGAGAAGCAGACATAATTATAGGTATAGGCAAAACAGGGTCAAGCGAACTGGAAAACACAGTGCGACATATATGCGTATCGAAGAATAAGCTGAACGGCTGGCACGGAATGATAAACGCACAGATAGACATTCATAGAGGGGTGTACTACTGATGGCATTTCTGCTACCATTCTACATAGTGCTGTCTTTAATTTTCAATTCTGGCGGTGAGCCAATTGTTTTATTGGCGGCTTTTTACCTTTTAATAGGATTGGTTTGTAGGCCATGAGCAATCATCAAAACGAAGAACTGTTGGAATCTCTGTACGATGAAGAGTACGAGCGAGTACGAACCAGATGGCCCAAACTTGACGAAGATCAAGTGGGCATGTATGCTGCTTACTTTGCACGTAAACGATTTGAAGAGGAACAAGAATGAGTGTGCTGACATTTGACGTTGAAACAACACACGTAACAAAAGAGTCTGGTTCCACTACTGCTTTGCCGTACTTTGGCAATCACCTAGTATCCATAGGCTACAAGTGGCTGGATGAAGATCAGGTGTTTTACGATTGTTATTATCACTCTACAGAACCGCCCTACTTGTCTGCCGCGCAAGACTTTCAATCGGCCCTGAATTACGCGAAAGTTCTTGTAGGCCAAAACATCAAGTTTGATCTGCAGTGGATACGTGCGTGTGGCTTTACTTACGATGGAGAAATTTATGATACTATGGTTGCAGAGTATGTTTTATCAAAGGCCCAAAGTTGGCCTCTTGGACTTGCTTCTCTTGCAAGGAAGTATAAAACAGTGCAAAAAGAAAAAGACCTTGTTCAGCCGTACTTGGACGAGGGTAAAACATTTTACGACATCCCGTGGGAAATAGTAAAAGAATACGGAGAGGCTGATGTGATTGCTACAGAACAAATAGCAGTCAAGCAGTTGGAAATATTTGGCGCAACATTCGAGGAACTATACAATGACGACTTTGGTACCGACACTACGCTTGTCGCTTGAGATGACAAACACCCTTTCTCGAATCGAAGGTTGTGGTCTGAAGGTAAACTTGGACACTCTTTCGCAGATTGAGAAGCAGTACCAAGACGAGTTTGAAGAACTGGAGATCAGGCTGAATGAGATGGCTCGTGAAGCAATGGGAGACACTCCTATTAGCCTGACCAGCCCAGACGATAGATCTATGCTTTTGTATTCAAGAAAAGTAAAAGACAAAAAGATGTGGCGAACTATGTTCAATCTGGGCATGGAACAGCGTGGGGCAACAATGAAACCGAAACAGCGCACACGCATGTCCCAAAAGGATTTCAATCTGGCTGTCAGGCAAAACACAGATGTCGTGTACAAAACGATAGGACAGCAGTGTGCTACTTGTGTCGGCTTTGGTCGCGTACGCCCCGTTCGTAAAGACGGAACACCCAGCAAAGCTTTACGTATCTGCAAGCGGTGTGAGGGCAAAGGCGTACTGTACATGCCTACACGAGAAGTGGCAGGATTTAAAATGCTACCTAGAAATGTACGTGACGTAGCCGCCGCCGGATTCAAAACAGACAAAGACACATTGGCAGAGCGTAGGCTAGAACTGTCAGGTGATGCCTTACAGTTTGCGTCTGCGTATGTCAGGTACAATGCTTTGCGTATGTATCTTGGTACTTTTGTAGAAGGGATTAAAAACAATGTTGACGAGAGTGGTTTCATACATCCGGAATTTATGCAGTGTGTCACGGCGACGGGTCGCCTTTCGAGTAGAAATCCTAATTTTCAGAATATGCCACGAGGTAATACGTTTGAGATACGGAAGGTTGTCGAGAGTCGTTTCGAGGGTGGTAAGATCGTTGAGGGTGACTACTCGCAACTCGAATTCAGAGTGGCAGGATTTTTAGCCAAAGATTCACAAGCGTACATAGATGTGCGTGAGGGAACAGACGTGCATAGCTACACAGCAAGTGTTATCGGGTGTACACGCCAAGAGGCAAAGGCCCACACCTTTAAGCCGCTGTATGGTGGCACTACGGGCACAGAGGCCCAGCAACGCTACTACAGGGCGTTCAAGGAGAAATATGAGGGTGTGACCCAATGGCACGATGACCTCCAGCGAGAGGCCGTAGAAAAGCGCGTAATCACCCTTCCAAGTGGGAGACAGTACGCTTTTCCCGATGCGCGTTGGACAAAGTACGGAACTGCAACGTATCGAACAAACATATGCAACTATCCGGTACAAGGATTTGCAACGGCTGACTTACTACCTGCCGCCCTCGTTAAGCTCGATAAACTTTTTAGAGAAAATAATTTGCAATCTGTAATCTGTAACACTGTTCACGATTCAATTGTGTTGGATGTTCATCCCGATGAATTTGACATTTGTATCAAGCTGATGCGAAAGGCAATGCTATCATTACCTGAAGAAACTCAGCGGCGGTACGGAGTCAAGTACGATATGCCTGTCGAAATAGAGATAAAAAGTGGCGATAATTGGCTTGACTTGGCTGTAGTAAATGATTAGTATCAATCTACCAACCCCTAATGAAAAGGAGATCACAGGATCATGCTAGGGACAGAACTTATGGAAGCTCAAGAAGACTTTGGTGCAATGGCAGAAGCTTTTGCAGCAGGAAACACAGAAGACCTGATGCAGATGACCGGACAAGGTGCTGTACAGGAAAAGGTAGGACTACCTCGCCTTAATATTAACTACGATGCCGAAACTGATGATGGTAAAACATTGTCTCGCGGCACGTGGAAAATGTACCACGAGGGTAGGTTCATCTTTGCTGATGAGGTTATCCTTCGTCCGCTACTGCGTACGTTTGAATACAGCCTTTGGGACGCAGAGATGAACGAAGGTCGTGGTGGATTTGCCGCAAAGTCAGTACAACGCACTGCTTTTGGGGGTATGTTCCCTGATAGTGCTGGCGGTAACAAATGTGGCCGACTTACACGTGATGAGGAGAACTCGCTGGAAAAGGATGATCCGGCGTATTTGAATTCTCGTGCGGTAGTTTGTAATCAAGTAATTTACGGACGAATCAGTGGCACGTTTACAGACGCAGATGGCGTCACTGTAGAAGTAAAAGACGAGCCTGTAGTTAGCTACTTTAAGCGGTCAGGGTTTAAACCAATGGCTGACTTTATTGATGGCTTGACCAAGCAAAGCAAACTCATGGCACATTGTGAGATTTTGCTTCGCACAAACAAAAACAAAAAGGGCAGTGTCACATACTGGACACCAATGCCCACCCTTCACAGTACTGTTTCTGTGTCTGACTCTGACAAAGAGTTGTTCACAATGTTCGCTGAAACAGTGAAGGGTCATAACGACAGCGTTATGAATGAGCACCGTGAAGCAGCAAAGCTACTGTCCAACGATGAGGACATTGATTTGGCTGCGGACTTTGACGATGCTGACGCTGCTTAAAATCCAAGACTTTCTGTCTAGGGCACTTCGGGGGGAGACAGATCTCTCCCCGATTGCTTTGTCCGATTTTGGGAAAGAGTGCGTAGAGTCTGCGGAAAAGCAACTCACACGAGAAAAGGGTGAGTGGCGTTTACGTATGTCCGGACTAGGACGCCCCCTATGTCAGCAGGTGCTTGACAAACAGGGCGTAAAGGAAGACATGCAATACAACACTCTTTTTAGATTCATGTTTGGTGACATAACAGAATCTATACTTATGCTTGTTATGAAAGAGGCTGGTGTTGACATTGTGGACTACCAGCGTCCTGTTGAGCTTGATTTGGATGGTACAATCGTAAAAGGTACACTTGATATTATCATTAAGGATGAAACAGGACAAGAAAAGGTTTGGGATATTAAATCTGCAAGTGACTGGGCATTCAAAAACAAATTCACTGGTTTTGGTGGATACGAAGGCATAAAAGAGGATGACCCATTTGGCTATGTCATGCAGGGCTTTTTATACGCAGAAGCAACTGGATTACCCTTTGGTGGATGGATTGTAGTTAACAAGTCCAGCGGTGAAGTTGCTGTCGTTGATGTTCCTGATTGGTCAGATAATGATAGACAAACGTATATCGACATGGCAAAGGAAAGGGTTAAGTTCCTTGTAAGTGACGATACCAAAGAGTTTAAACCTTTTCCAGATCAATTCGAAACGTATCGGCGTAGTGGTGAAACATTGCGTACAGGAAACAAGATACTTGCAAAAGAGTGCAACTTGTGCGGCTACAGATCACATTGTTGGCCTGATGCTGTACTGCACCCCAAGGTCACGTCTATGGCAAAGTCTCCACCGAAAGTGTGGTACACTCGATTGAAGAAGACGGAGTTGTAGATATGCCCTTTTTGTTTGTAAGAGACTACGAGGTAGAGTTGATGGAGATGAACAAAGACCTTCATCACATGTACATCGAGTCTCATAAGAAGCACGGCGGGGAACGTCGTGTAGTGTACATGCGACAAACAAACAGGGGGTTGCCGTTGACGTTGCGGGACAACTACTCTGATTTGGGTCTACTTTCTGCGGAAACAGAAAAGAGAGACATAACAACAGTAGAATCAGAAATACAAACAATAAGCAGACTTTCTCAGTCCGGAGTTAATGTATGCGTTCCACTGAACCATCTGACAAACGAACTTTCTCACATCGAAAGACAATCCCCAAAAGTGGCAGGGTACGTTCTAAAAAGACTGGCGTCTATAGGAATGGCGTTGTGAAAAAAAGCTCTGCACAAAAGGCAGGATACAGATCTACATTTGAATTAAACATAGCCAAGTCTCTCGCCAATAACAAAGTTCCATTTGAATATGAAAATGTAAAATTAACTTACGTTCCAAAACCGCGTGTTTACACACCGGATTTTTATTTGCCTGAATCAGACGTGTATGTCGAAGCAAAAGGATATTTAGACAAGGGCGACAGAGTAAAGATGCAACTGGTAAAGGAACAGCACCCTGATCTAGACATCCGCTTTGTTTTTCAAAATGCCAACAATAAGATTTACAAGGGTAGCAAAACAACCTATGCTACTTGGGCAACGCGGTATAACTTTAAATGGGCAGAGGGCACAATCCCTGCAGATTGGTACAAACCAGATGAGTGATGATACATACACAGAAGAAGATGACTTGACAGTAGCTATGGAACGGATGTCTCTGCTTCCAGATAGATATTACATAATACTTTCTCCTGAAGAAAGACCTGACGGCGGCGAAGGCACATTTCGTTTAACAGCGTACGACACAACAAGTAAGACGTACGAAAAGGACGAAGACTTTGATGCTGCTATGATCATGCAAGAAGGAGTTCTGTCTGCCATAAGAGAGAGAGCAGAAGATCTGTACGATATGGGTGTAGCGTCTATAAAGTTCAAAATCCTTGCAGAAGAAATGCTCAAGCACGAAGACATTCCGCTTCCTGAAAGCGTAGGGGAAAATGTTGTAAAAGTAGACTTCGGAAAGAAACAATGATTAAGAACAATTGGAATCTTAACAACTACCAAATGCAAGCCCGCAAGACGGCCATCTATCCGGATGAATCAAAGATAGTG